ACCATAGCTTTTTACCCCAGTAAATACGATATTTACTGGGGTTTTGCTATACTTAAATCACTCTAAAACACGGAAAAATACATATCGTAGCTAACACACAGCTAACAAGTAGCTAACAAATCTACAAATGACAAAACTCCCCTCACTCGCTTTTTACGGCGGATGAGGGGATTTTTTTTGCAATCATGTGTTTGTCAAGACATTAAGAATGTCCTTTAGGTTTTAATTAGCCGAGTGCCTTTTTTGCGTTGGCAATTTTGTTGTCTTTTGCTCGAATACCGTCATTGATGAGATGATAGATAGCATTGATGGTCTTCTCGCCAACGATACCGTCAACTGTGACTTTACCTGCTCTCTGTGCCTCTTTTACAGCTTTCAAAGTGCCGTCACCGAAACCGTTTGAATTATCGACTTTCGTCTTGATGATTCTCATATTGTATAAAGTAATCAACTGCTTCTTAAACGCAAGTGTTGCTGTATTGTGTGCGCCGTATTTAATCATTTCCTCATTCTCCTTATTTGATGTTTTACCGCACAGCTCGGCGGTTACTTCGTCTGCAAGATTGCCGAGCCTGTTATAGAGCCAGTCGCCCGGACAAGATTTATTCGCAAACCACCTATGTACAGTCAATACCATTTCATTTGACTTTGGTGAATAATTTAGCGTCTTGCTTTCATTACCAAACCAAAGCAGTTTAGTCTTGCCATTACGCTTGCAGATGTCAACGCATAGTGTAATAAGTTTGTTGTACACTTTACTGTTCATTGTGTACGGAGCTACCGTGTCGCTTGCACATTCGATTGTGACTGCTCTCTGGTCATTGGCATTGCTTGATGAACACCAAGAGCGATTGCCCTCATCTACACAAAGCAACACTCTGCCGTCATAGCCGATTCCGTAGTTACAGCTTGCCTCACAGGCTGTATTCATAAAGATGTTGCCGAGGGTTTCGACACTGCACTGACCTACAACGCAATGCGGAGTAATGCGGTCAATACTGTGTGTACGTTTACCACTGTGGTTTGGGCTTAATTTTGTGTAATTAACAAGTTTTGAATTACTCATAATTATTCCTCGCTTTCATCTGTTTTTACTTCGACTGTTGTCTTTAGCCTTTTAACGATTGATACCAAAAATTTTGGCAATGGAATACCGATTTCCGAGAGGTTTTCTAAAATTGAAATCAACTCGTTGATGATAAACCAAATCGTAACAATCATGCCGATGCAGTAGTTAATCCGCAGGTCGATTCCGCAGTTGACAAGTGCCGAGCTGATGAGATAGTCGGCAACAACACCAACCGCTACGGCTACGATATAGCCTACCTTTTTGATGATACCAGTTACCCCGACACGGCTGTTAAGTGTGTGGCTTATGTATGCCTGTGCCATTCCTGTGATATAGTCGATAATCATTACCGCAATCATCACCGCAAACGGCACAAGCAAGATGTTAAGATATGCGACGATAGCACCGCACATCGTGGCAAATAATGCCTGTAAAATGTTTTCTTTCATTGTTTACACCTCGCTTTCTGTCGGCTCATCAACGGTTGGATTGTCGCCCCAAACTGCCATGACAGCGTTATAGTATTCATCAGACAACACCGTTTTGAGCTGTTCTCTGCCCGTCTTGCTGTTCATGTATGCGTTGCGGATGTTTCCGCCAACCTGCATTTCTTCACCGTTAAAGGTCAAAAACTGCTGTCTGAGTACCGAAACGCTGTCCTTTGTGAGCATATCGAGTGTGATTTTTTCTTTAAGTTCCATTATTTTTACCTCCGTTATTTAATTTTGTACAAGCAAATCACATTAATTTGCTCGCCGTCTGCAAATGTGTAAGCCGTCTTATCCTGAGTCGAAAACTGTAGCCAAGTGTTATTTTTCGGAATGGCAAATTTAAAGAGCTTGCCAAGGTTTGAAATACCGACACAAAAAACATTGTCCTCGGAAATACATTTGTACGGCAAATCAATCAGCGGACACATGCTATTGCCGCCAAGAGATACTGCGTTCATTTTGACCGTTGCACTGACGATTACGATGTCACCAATCGTCTTATATGTACAGTTTGCACTTTTGATTTTATCGGTGACGGTTGAATACGGTGTGAGTGTTGATGTACCACTTTCAATATTTGACGAATCGTATTTAGTTGCCAAGGCGGTTTTATCGGCTTTAACAAGTAGAGCGCTGTAAACCGCACCGCTTGTGAGATAACACGGGCTGTTATTCTTTGGTTCGCTGTCGAACGGCATTGAATCGAGCTTTCGGGCAATACTCTTGTCTGTTTTATCAAGCCTTGCCCCAAGTGAATTAGAATCACCTCTTGCCGTGGTTATTTCGGTTTCAAGTGCAATTGCTCCGTCTGTTGCCCGTTCAATTCCCTCATCCATATGGTTGAGGTTGTCGGCATTGAGGGGCGGAGCAGAGCCGTTCACAAAGACAATTTTATTGTATTTGTTCATTTTCTTTTACTTCCTTTCCTAATCGTTTTTCGCCCTTTGATGTGAGGGCAGTTATAAATCCGTCCATTTTCTTATTGAACACAAATGTTTCGATTGTCGGCAAATCTTCAAACGGAGTTTTAATTGTGTACTTATCGCCTGCCTCAAGCCACCAATACGAAAACAGCTTAATTTTTGTCGGGCGGTATTTATATACATCACCAAAAAAATTAACAGAATTATATTTTGTGCCGATATCACTTGCTGTTGTTCTGCACCTCATCAAAATGTTATCGGAAATATACCACGAAAAATCGTTACTGTTGCCATACAAAAACGCTTTTCTATCAGCAAACTTAGCACTGTACATACGGATAGGCTCAAGTTCGTAATCTTCAAAGGATAAATCTTTGTACGAATCGATTGTTTCAACGGAAGATTGAGAATACAACCTTTTAAAACGCATTTTTCCGTCGGCATCTATAACGGCAAAGCTCAAAGTTAATTCTGCATAAGCTTGGATTAAATCTGACAAGGTAATGTCCTTTATAACCTTTTCCACGCAGGTATCATCAAATTTCAGCGGTACACTAAAGACAGATAAGCTCGGCGGTGAAACCCCTGTAATTACATAATCTTTGGCAAATTCTGCGATTATTGAATAAAAGCTCTTAAAATTATCGTCTTTTTGATAGTGCGCATAACCATAAGCAAAGCTGCCGTCCTCGTTCTCTTTGCCTGCAAACCACAAAGACATATCCACCTTTGACATATCATAAAAAGCGTCATAGGCTGTGATTTTGACGATGTTACGCTGTTTTTTATCTCTTTGAGCCGACTGAATTTTACCATAGAAAACAGGACATTCAACCGTTCCTGTTTCGGCAGGACAAATAAGAGTATTTGACGGGTACAAATCATCTGACGGATACAGCTCTGATTCAAGATATGTTGCCGTTATGATGACCTGTACCGTCTTTCCTATCAAAGCCGAACAATCATAATCAATGAGTTTCACGCTCATTTCAGAGGCTATGCAACCGCCGAATTTCAATTCTTTTTCAACGATTTCATTTTCAAGCGAAAAGCTGTCAAGCACGATACTTTCACCTGTTATATCCTCAAAACTGCCGTCAGGAGAATGCAGGGCAACGGTGTTGTAAAGTGTGTTTGTTTTCAGCTTATCAGCAATTTCTTTAGATACAAGCATTTTTAAGAATCACCCCTTAATACTCAATCAGCTCAACAGTAATCGGCTGATAGGTTATATCATTCTTTTCGGCATCCATTACGGTATATTCAATATCGGGAATATAAAAATAAGAGGTGTAATAGCTGTTCGTTTCATCGTTCCAATAAGTTACCCTGCACTTCCTCTGTAACTTATTCGCCATTGAGCGGTTGATAATCGACTGAAAATCAATCTTTTCGTCAAGATGAAGAATGTGAGTTGAAAACGAAATTTTTGTTTTGTAATTTGGCAGCGTTGCCCTTTGAAGCGTACCGTTCTGATCTCGTTCCGCAGAAGTTTCAAGTCGCTGATTCGGAGTTGATGAAAATGCGGTAATGTACTTATTCGGCATTATGTTGTTGCCGAATTTAAGCAAATAGCCGTTATAATTTGACATATCATCCCCCCCTTTATGCAAATGCGGATTTACCGTTGTGTCTGCGTCTGTAAAGCTCATCCTGTCTTATCATTTCTTCAAAAAGCGTTGAACCCTCAAGCTCGGCAGTAAACGAATAAGTGTTGCCACCGTTATTGCGAAAGATAATGAACATTTCATAAATGCGTTTAAGCAGGTCAAGAATTTGTGTGAGAATCACTGTATCCTGACCGCCCGAATTGTCGAGCATACCCTGTAACTTGTTAAGAGGAGAAATAACCTCAGGGTTACCGCTGTTAGCACCTGCGTTATCGCCGACAACCGCAAGTGTCGGAGCTTTAACAATACCGCCTTTTGCAAATTTTCGTGCCGGTGATTCCGTGGGTTCTTCAAATCTCGGAATGAGAGGCGGATTTTCAGGCATTGAAAAACTCCAATCCTGTCCAAAAGCCGCTCCGATAATACCGGCTATTCCGCCGATTGAATTAACAACACCCGAAACGAAATTATAAATACCTGTCCACAACGCATTTATGCCGTCAATGATAGCGTTTATAATAAACTTAAACACGGCGCAAATGCCGTCCCAAATGCCTTTGAAGAAGTCATAGATACCCTGCCATGCTTTGTTCCAATCGCCTGAGAAAACGCCTGTAATGAAGTCAATTAGACCGCCGAATGTTTTCTGTATAGAGGTAACCAACCCACCGATAAATGTAAACACATTATCAAACACTCTTTTTACGGCATTGAAAACATTCTGAAATATAGGTCCCCAAAAGCTGACAAGCCAGTTTACAAACGGTGACAGGAAGTTATTCCACACGGTTGAAACACAGTCTGCAACCTTGCCGAAGAAGTTTATTGCACCCTCAAAAACAGGCTTCAGCCAGTTTTCCCAAGCTGACTTTACTATTGCTACGATAAAATCCCACGCAGGCTTAATCCATTGATTGTAAACATTCATCAGGGTTGTGCCGATGTTGGTAAACATATTGCAGATATTCTGAAAAATCTGCTGTCCGTTGCCGTTCCACCAATTACTGATAATTGTTCCGATATCTCCGAAAATCTGACCGATAAAGTCAAACACATCTGCAAACTGCAATTGTAAATTTTCAAGAAATTCTGTGATTGTTGCACCGTCATTTTCAGTCCATTCAACAAGGCTTTCGGTTGCGATTGAAAACGCACCCGAAACAACTTCGCCGACTGAACCCGCAAAGGTTGTAAGACCGCTTAAAAGATTGGAAATTGATTCTTCCATTTGAGGGCGAACATTGTCAATTGCATTGCCTGCAAGTGTACCGAAATTATCAAAAAAGGCTGAAAGGTTGTTATAGCCGTTTGTAAGATTGTTGCCTATGGTGTTGATAAAGCCGATAATCTTTTCCCTGTCTTTTGAAATCCACTTAGCAACACCGCCTGAAATGGTCTGAAACGACTTTCCGCCGATTGTCGCAACCGCTCCGAATGCAGAGCCGATTGCCCCGAGTTTTGCAGAACCGACCTTTTGCATTGTGCCAAATGCCTTTTGAGCTATGGGAACAGCATTATCAAAAACAGTCTTGCAATTCTTGCCTATAGCTGACCAGTCAACCTTGTTAATACCTTTCTGTACATTCTCGACAAAGCCTTTGAATCCGCTTTTTTCGTATAGATTTTTGAATGCCTCCGAAAGGTTTTTGCTTGTGTCCTTGACAACATTCTTTGCAACAGCTCCGCCCGATGAACCGCCCGATGAGCTTTTTGATGAAGATGTATCTGACTTTGAAGATGAGCTGTCAGAGCTTGAAAGCACATTCAGCTTATCAAAGCCCGCAACACTTCTCTTTGCTTTTTCGGAACTTTTCTGAACATTATCAAGTGACTTTGAACTGTCATCTGCCGTATCCGTAAGGCTTTTGGCAGAATCGGACGCAGATTTGATATTCCTTGCGGTGTTGTTGCCTGTATCCCAGCCGAAGACCTTTGAAAGCGATTCAACCGCACCTTTGGCATATTCCGTTAAAGTCGCAAGTGCGGAACTCAACCGCTTTACAACCTGAGTTGCCACCTGAAGAATAGGCTGACCGACTACGGCAAGGAGCTGTTTCCAACTTTCTCTGAGGTTGCCCGTTACATTCTCCCAACCGTCTGCTTCACGACTTGCCTGTCCCATAGCACCCGAAAGCTGATTGGCGTCCTTGACCATTTGCAAAAGCGTGAGCTGTTTCTGCGATTCCGACAAATCCATAAATGACTTGCCATACAGCTTATTAGCCGCCGCATTTCGTGTGGTTTCAGTACAGGACAAACCGAGTGCGGCATCATTTTCAAAGTTGCCTTTCAAGAACGATTTCAGGCTTTCTGCGGTGTCTTCAAGCGAACGGTCGTAATATGCGGCACTGTCGGCTGTTACCTGTAAAGCCTCCTGCATCATTCCCAAAGCACTTGAACTGTCCATTCCAGTAGTTTTTGCAAAGGCATAAATGCTTGTGCCGACGCCCTGCAATCGGGTTTCAAGAATACCGCTCTGATTGGCAACGCTCTGAATGGCTGATTCTGCCTGTGACTGCATTGTGCCGAATGTCTGCTCAAACTGCGAATTTGCCGCATTGACTTCCGCAGCCGATTCAATGCACTGCTGACCGAACTCCTTGATTTTTGCAACAGAAAAAGCGGCAACCACAGCCATTCCTATTTTCTTAAACGAAGATGAAACCGAATTGCTTAATTGCTCACCGCTGCTTTTGATGTTTGAAAACTCTTTATCGGTTTTCTGAGAAACGCCCTCCGCAACCTTTGAAAAGGACTGTTTCATATCCGTGCTTACATTTTCAAAATCTTTTGAAAGACTTGAAAATGCCGAATCAAACTTTTTTGTAATTGAATCGGAAATCTTATGCAATGTTTTGGAAATATCATCACCCGTAAGCCTGACATCAAGCTCAATTTCACCCGCCTTTGTCGCCATATTCACCACTTCCTTTCATTTTAGATTCTTTAAAAACAGGCATAAAAACAGCGCACACCGCTATGATGTACGCTTAAAAATTTTGCAAAAGAACAGCCACCCCATTTGGAGTGGCTTTTTGTTTTAGTTGTTGAGTTCGTAGTATTTGATGTCGATTTTCGGAAGTGACACATTGTTGCCCATTACGGTTTCATATGTATAGTCGCCGTCACAAGTTCCCCAGAATGTGATTACATCATCTTCAAGGAGTTTGTCCGCACCGTCAGGAATTTCTACAGTTGCGTAGATTGTATCAGTCCACAATGGTTCATCAAGATACTCATTTTCTTCTTTGGTTATATTGATTCTCAGGTCAACCGAATCGCCCCAGCCTTCCTGAACCTGAATAATCTGACCTTCAAACTTGTAGTCATTACCTTTGTACTTGTCAGGGTTTCTTGAAAGAGTTTTAAAGTCGACTGTTTTGCAACCGTCTTTAAATTCTTTTTCAACCTTCTTCGGGTCTTTAGTAGGCTTTTCTGTTGCAACTTCTTTTGTGGTCGGTGCTTCTGTCGCTTTTTCAGTTGTTTTTTCTGAACTCTGATTTGCAACAGTAGTTTCCTGCTTTGATTTGTTTGAACCGCTGTTACCGTTAATTGCACCGTTTACACCGCCAACAATCATAATAGCAACAACGATAATAACCCAAAAATACCAACGCTTGTAAATTTTCTTCTTCGCATTTACAGGATTTACGGTTGCCGAGGTTGAATCGTTTCCGCCAAAGCCTGCACCGCACTTGTCGCAAAATTTTGCATCGTCCTTTAATTCGTTTCCGCAATGTGGACATTTCATAAACATACACTCTCCTTAATAAATTTGTTAGTGTATGTTACATTTTATCACTATATATTAACATTGTCAAGAATTTTGTAGATACAGCGAAATTTATGTACAAATTTACAGATTAGCAAAAAAGTTTTGAAATTCTGCAAGAACGGTGTTCATATCTTCGTCTGAATAGTGCTTTACATTTCTTGACCGCCATTTATTGCGGATTTTATGCTGTGACGAAGTAAAGTTTTTCAAGACTTCTTTGTCGGTTTCAAGGCGAATTTGAACCGTTCTTGCAAGCGGTGTTTCGGGTCCTAAGCCTTGCAGAAGTGAGCAGAACTCATTCCAACTCATTTTAGCAAAATCCTTTGAATAAATGCTGACCCCGTACTCCGAGCGAAAGCTCGACACGATTAAATCAAAGTCATCAATCAGATCGTAGCCGGGGTCTGAGCTTCCCCCTCGTCAGTCAAATCGCCTGTTGCAATTTTGGCAGATTCGCTGATAAGGGCGTTGAAATCGTGCATATTCAGCTTTAACTTTTCAATCTTTTCCCTTTCGGATTCATCAAAAAGAAGATGATACATTTCGATAACATCTTTACTTTTACCGTTGCCGTCCTCAAAAAGTGCCGCAACTTTGAGCATTGAAACTGCGTCATTGTTGATTGCAAGGTCAACATTTTTAACTCTGACACTCGGCTTTTCCTCAAAATTAAGCTTGTCTGTAATATCAATTAACTTTGACATAATCGTTCATTCCTTTCATTTTTTAAGCGGCTGCTGTATATACGGGTTTGCCGTTTGACATAACTTCAAATTCAAGCGGAGCAACACCCGTACTTGCGCCTGCACCGTTTGATGTAACGGATACAACTGCATTTTTAAAGAGGACGGTTGCACCGTTAGGGAAGGTCCACATAAACGAAACTTCTGCCTTTCTGCCGTTTTCAAATGACAATGCGGCAATCTGGTCGTTACCTGCGTCACCGATTGTACGCTTGCCCTTTACCGAAATTGTGATTGACTTTGCTGTCATAAGCCTTGACTTCCAGCCCTCGTTTTCAAAGGCTGTCCATTCCTCGACACCGTTGTCAAATGCAACAGAAAATTCTTCGCAGTTAGCAATATTTGTCGTGGCGGATTCTGTTCCTGCCTTGCCAACCGCAAACTGATTTTCATAGCACGGGAATACTCCCGATTCAACTTTTGCCATAAAATTACTTCCTTTCGTAATAAAATTTAACTTCAATGACCTGCTCATACACACCCTTGTCGTCTGTTCCCACATCAACGGGTTCTTCCGTGAGCAGTTCGATTATATAGATTTTGTGTTCCTTAATTTCAACATTTTTAATGTCGTAAAGCGTTTCGTAAAGTCTGCGTGCAAACTCCTCGGTTTCTCTTGCGTTGTCGGTGTAATGGATAAGCAAAGACACGCTTATTGTATCGTAGGTACTTTCACCGCCGATTGCCCTTGTGGGTGTTCCCGACTGCTTTAATGAATACACACCGATTGACCTGTCCTGCTTGTTGTCAAGCTTGCCGATGTAATAATGCTCGGCTGAGGTAACGCTTTTGAGCCAATCTCTGATGTCCGATAAGTAAATCAAAGTCCTGCTTCCTTTCTGTATAATCTCACAAATGCCCGACTGCAAAAATTCTGCCGTGTACCGCCCTCAAGCCACGGTGAGAACCATTTACCGCCGGCGGCAATGTTTTCCTTACGGCTGAAATTATACTCGGGATGAAAATACAACCGCCTTGCATACGGAGTGCTTGACACTATTTTAACCGTGCCGTTCCAACTCTGCGCACAATCTTCAAAGGTGTTTTCGTTCTGAAGATTACCCGTATCAAACGGTATTACCTGCGTGTTTTTCACCTGTTTAAGAAGTGCGTCACCTGTCTGTTCAAGAGCCTGTTGCTTTGCCCTATCAAGCTGTTTTACAACAGGCATATTGAGTTTGATTTTTGATGATACTGAAAATCCCATTAAATCACATCCAATTCCGTAAAATTAACTGTACCGTCAGGGTTGCGGTGTTTAATGCTCTGCACAATATTTCTCTTTACGCCGTCAAGGACTGCAAAGCCACCGCTTAAATTTGGGCTGTCGGGAACAATGTCGCCGTCAAAAAGCAAGACAGCCGACACCTGAACAATTTTCTGCTCTTTGGTATAGACCGTCTTTGCCTTTGACTGCATATTACACAAGGCAGAGCCACCGTGCAGGGTTGCTGACGGGTACAAGCTGTCGGAGGGATACAGATTTTTGCATTCAAACACGGTCAGGGGTGCTCCGTCTTCGGTAACACCCTCACCGTAGATTGTGACCTCGACAGGAGTTTTGCAAAACTGCTTTTTTACAAGTGACGGAAATTTCACGGTTTTCACGCACCTTTCAGATTGCAGGATAACAAAGTCCTGTTGATTTTAGCAACGCGTAGAGGGCGGCAGGAATTGCCACTCCGCTGATACACATTAAATTCCAGCTTGCGCCAAATTCCATTGATGTACCGTTGATTGAATAGCTTTTCAGATAGGAAGAAATCATATCGGCATTTTCTTCTTCAAAAGCAGTAAGTCTGCTATGCACTCTGCCGATGATTCTCTTCTGCATTTCCGAAAGTTTTTCAAAATCAATGCGGTTAAAAGTCAGAACATCAATGTGTTCGGCAGAGATAATGCTGTTTTCATCTCCGCCCTGATGTTCAATGTAATCGGCATACATTACGCAACCGCCGTTGTGTCAACATCGGCATAAATGCTGTCAATTTTGCCGTCCTTGCCGTTCGGGAATACGAATGTGTCGGAAAGTGAACGGTTCTGATAGAGCCAGCCGTCACCCTCTGTGTGTGAGCCGGGAGCAAAGAAGTAAATGCTTGAAATCTTCGGAACAGTCTTGCAAGTTTCACCGCAGGCAACAAGAACATTGATTTTGTGAGCGCCTGTTGCAGGCTCAAAACCGCCGTCATCGGGGTTAAAGTTGAAGTTATCGTAGAAACGCTCATCGTCAATAACCTCGATGATAGGGCAACCGTCAATCTCGGTCACTCTTGTTTCAATGCCGATACCGCCCTCTGCAATCTGTGTAAGCTCAATCTTGCGAGTGAACTCTGTTGACTGTTCGAGGCAGTCCATAATGTGAGATGTCACATAGGCAACAAGTGTGCCTCTTGCCTTGTATCTGCGGAGCTTGCTGGCAGAGAGAATTGTTTTGAGCTTTGAATAAGCGTTCTCCTTAGTCCACTCCGATGTCTTTGTTGAAGAATGGTAGCCGTCTGTTGCCTGAGCCTTTGCTGCAACCTTTGAGAAGAAAAGTGCGTCTGTTTCGGGAGCAACCTGTGTCTGTTCAAATGTCTTTGAAATGTTCTCAACGCTTGCAGTCGAATTTGTTTCATCAACATCTGCCTTGTCAACGAGGAACTCAATATCACGGTCGTGTTCGCAGGTGAACGGAACATCGGTCTGAACATACTTGCCCTTGTTCCAACCGCCGTTGCGATTGTGGTTCTTAAAGCCTGATGTACTCATCTGTGTGAAGTGGAATGTTCTTGCACCAACCCACTTTACATTTGAAGTGATGAACGGTGATGTAAGTGTGCCCTGAACAAGAATTTCGAGCAGATCAGGGCTGAACTGCTCGGCATAGTTATTTGTGTTTGCCATAATTTTTCAATCCTTTCTTTGGTTAAATATTAAATCTGTTCCATTTTTTGGTAGGAACATTTGCCTTTGGTTTTGTACCGTCCGATGTACCGTTGCCGTCACCGCCGATTTTCTTAACTCCTGTGCCGTTCTCGGCAGGTTTGCCCTTGAGTGCGGGGATATCGTCAAGCACCTTTTTAACAGCCTCTGTCAGCTTTTCCGCATTAACCTTGCCGTCTGTCACAGCCTTTGAAAAGTCTGCAATTTTAAGCACATACGGAACGGTTGCAATGTCAACTCCCTGTTTTACGGCTTCGAGGGTTGCCGACTGGTTGACTTCTGCCATAAGCTTTGCGTTGTTTGCAGATTCAACTTCCGACTGCATTTTTGCAAAGTCGGGAGTGTTCTCGGCTTTCTGCTTTTTAAAAGCACCGATAGCCTCTTTCATCTCATCGGCTGACAACCCCTGCTCCTTAAAATATGACTTCAAAACGGTGTCCTCTGTCACGCTTTGTTTGCCTGTAATAAGGCTTGCGAGCTTGTCGTAATCAAAGGCAGGAGCGTTTCCCTGTGGTGTTCCCTGCGGTGCAGGTGTCGGTTCATTGGGGGTTGGTGTTGGATTTGGTTCTGCCATTTTTTTCATATCCTTTCAGTTTTTCGGGTGTCTCCCGTAATCAGTTTATAGAGTGTCTCTCTGTTTCAGTTTTGCACGGTGTCTCCCGTAGTTTAATGTCTTCGGACAATAAAAAAGCACCTTACATATTCGTAAAGTGCTTAATCCGCTTTTTCTGTTTTTTCTGTTTTAACTGCTTTGGCTCTCGGCTTTTTGGGAGCGTCAGGCTTGACCTCTTCTGCAAAACCGCCGTCAATGAGTCCCTTTGCTCTCTGCTCGGAGCATTCAAAAACTTCATTCACAGGTCGGGTTACATAACCGTTCTGTTTATCATTAAATGATGTTGTTACTCTGATTTTCATTCTGTCACCACCTTTCTAAACTGGTCGAAATCGACGGGTTTAAATACAAAAAGCACCCTATAATCAACATTGCTGTCGATTATAAAATGCTCAATTCGTAATTTTATGCTGTTTTTGTGAATTGCATATAACAAAACCGCCCTTTTTACGGAGCGGTTAGATTATGCCACTATTTTTTAGATATTGCATTTTTTGTTTCTCTCTAAGCTTACTGTAAAGTGCTTCAGCATCTTTAGCTTCTTGTGGAGCATCTTCACGCAAAGTGACATTTAAACCATTTGTTACAAGGTACGGCTTAAACGCATTCCATAGAGATTTTTGTTCTTCAGTTTGTATCAATCTCATACCATCATCACCCTAAAAGTTTGCTGACTCTGTACTCATTATACACTTCATCCATAGCTTTATCTTTTAAGCATTCAAAAGCATACTCACTTATATCCTCTATATTATAACCGTTATTTATCAATTTTTCAACCTTTGGAGCATAAATTTTATTAAGGTAATCGCAATATTCAAAATAATCGTTAATACTTCCGAATTTTGCTCTGTAATTTTTAGCGTCTTGCCAATGAATCAGTTCGTGCAGAATTGTACTCAATCTGTCTTGCGGACAAGCCAAGTTTTCTTGTAAATCTGACAAATCACTTGTTGAAAAGTATGCTGAATTGACATTTAGAACATTTTGCATTGGCATATATGAAGCAATAGCATTTACTCGCATTTCTTCGGGAGTGACAATACAAATTTCAGGCTTTCCGCTTGTTTCAACCTCTCCGAGCATATCAAACGCTTTTCTCACTTGCATATCAAAATTATGAAGTTCTTTTCGTTTTAGCTTTACCTTATCTGAAATATAAACATTATCACACAATGTATTTGCCTTGTGGGTATCAATTGTAATTGTTTCGCCCTCAATTTTGCGTTCAAAAGTTTTTGATATATCTTCTTCAAAAACAGGTCTGTAATATTTCTGTTCATTGGTGTTTAGTGAGAATTGCTTTGTCTTTTCTTCAAGCGTATTCGCCCTATCGTGCCACTCATCGGCTCGGGTTTGGGCAATGCGTTTATTGTCCTCATCAAGGCTGTATTCGGCACGGCGGTCAAAGCGTTCTGCCTGTCGCTGTGCATACTGCTGCTTTTCCTCAATTCCTCGCTGACGGTCAAGCTCTTTGATTTCATCTTCAGACAACGGTGCGTCCAAATCATCAAGTTCGGGATAATATGTACTTGTGCTGTCCTTACATCTCGGATGAAACAAACCGTTCTTGATTGCGGTTGAGAGAAGCGGATAGTTTCCGTCTGACTTTTTGCCGTTTGAATAAACATCGTCAATAAACACCTTGCCGATATATTTTGCACAATCGGGGCAACCGCCCTGTCTTGAGTTCACAACAACGAGGGATACTCCCCATTCGGCTCGCTTTTCGCCCTCACCACGCAGATAGGCTCTTTTGTTGGCCGTTTTAACCGCCATGTCCGCATAATCCGAGAGCGTGTGCCTTGCACCGTTCTTGTATTCCACACAATTAAGACCTGCGTTGAGCATATCTTTACAAGCCATATCAACGGCTTTTTCGTATGTAACCGCACCCGTGTTCATTGCAACCTGTGCGTTAAAAATTGCCTTGCGGTACTTGTCGTTGCTCATACGCAAAACTGCCGTTTCTGCCCTCTTTAAATCGTCTGTGGTCGATTTTATGAGTGCGTCAAGTTTACGGTCATTCACCTTAAAAAACTCGGCTGTGCTGTGTGCTGACGGCTTTTTCGGAGCCTTGAAGCCGTCCTTGACAGCTTCAAGAATTTCTGCCTCCTGACTTGCATTTCCGTCAGCTTTGGCGGTGCGAATCATCTCTTCAACCTTGCCGTTAATGGTTTTGAAACGCTTGCCGAATTTCTTTGCGTTGTGCTTACGGTACTCTTCAAGACTTTTGAGCTGTTCAGCCTGCCATTGTGTCCAGTTGTAACCCTCTTTGGTTTCTTCGGCTCTGTGACGGCTGAAATTGCGCATCATGCTGTCGATAAGCTCGTTTTCAATTCTCTCAAAAGCCTCTTTAATGTTGTAATCACTCATTGTTTACCTGTGTATCATTCTGTTCGGGATTGCTTTCGGTTTTTTCTGCATTATTTTCCGCATTTTCTTCATCATCTGCGTTATTGTCAGGTTCTTCTGTGTCGGTAAGGTCCACATCGTCAAGCTCCGATTTTTCTTCTTCGCCTGCAATGCCCTGTTCTTCCTTAATTCTCTGCACCTCTTCGGCTTTCCAATCCTCCGACTTGCTGTCGCCGTAAAGCTCGTCAACCGAGGTTTCAACTGACATCAAACCGCCCTGTCTTGCTTTTGACACGGTTTCAACCTGACTTTCAAAGCTCGGATTTGCATATTCGCCGAAGTTTACGGATACTTCCAAGCCCTCAACAATACCATTGCCGTTAAGTTCACCGTCTGCATTGAGTACAACTGCAACAAGGCTTTGAAGTGCGTTCTGCGTAATTTTCACAAGGTTCTGCCTTGTGTAAAGGGTCGTCTTTTCCTTTTCACGCTGAGCGTCTGCATTATCAAGCTTCTTCGTATCAATGCCGAGAGTTGACGGCGATATAATGCCCTGTAAGCAGAGGTCGAGGGCAGTAATGTATGAACTCAAATAGCTTTCGTGCTGAATCTGCGGACTTTCGGTGTAAATCCTGTTGCCGTTGCCGTTTTCAGACATATCGTTGCCCAAGGTGATAAATCGGTTGTCAAAAGGATTTGGCGACATCGGCTGACAGGTTTCGGGATTTCTCGGAACAAGGCAACCAGGCACATACTGCTTTGTTCGGCAGGCTCTGAGTGCGTCCATCCACTGTGACCACACTTCATCAAGGCTGTCGAAAGCGTCTGTTTTTATGCCGATAATGCCCGCACCTCTGCCCTTGTGGCACGATTTGCCGTAAAGGACAGGTACAGCCCACATATATGATTCGTCAAATGTAACGCCCTTTGAATCAATCCACGAAAGAGCGTCAACCGTGTGCAGGTCAATCTCTTTGCCGTTGTCATCATACAAAGCATAGTGAATATAGCCGTAACCGTATGTTTCTTCAAAGCGGTAACGGCGGTGTTTTTGCGTGTAATCGGTGTAAAACTTAACCTCTCGGATTCTGCCGCGCACATATGTAAAGTCGATGTTTTCGGCAGGATACCATTCAACAATCGGAACATCTGATACAGCCGTGTCAAAGCTGACCTTAAAAGCACCGTCACCGACAACACATAGGTCACGGAGCATTTGCTTAACCGTGTCGGACAATTTGTTCTGCTTTTCAATGTCTTCCCAACGCTCTGCATAAGCGGTTGAATTTTTACTTGTAACATCTGTGCCGTTGTAGTCGGCAATTACGATATTCACAAGCGTTTCGCAGATAAGTGCCGGCAAGCCTGTGTGTATTTTACGGATTTCAAGCCCCTTTGTGCTTTTTGCCGCCCAAAACATAGTTTTGTTTGTGTCAATCTGCTTGTACAGCTCCGCAAGCTGTCTGCTGTTGCCCCAATACCAAATGCGATTGATAAAGCACTCGGTCAGATGATTGCTTGTTTCGGTGACGGTAATTGTTTTGTCGCTTGCAGGAGTAATCTGCAAAAAGTTTTTAATTCCCAATCTGATAGATTCAGCCATTCTGTTAATCAGCCCCATTTATTTCACTTCCAATAATATTTTTAAACGGCAGCCACGCATATTGACCGCTGTTAATGCAATGGTCGTGACCGTCCTCGGGTGTGTTGTCTTTATCCTCTCGCCAGCTGTAAATTTCAAACTCGGCAATCGTGTTTTTACAATGTTCAAGCACAAAATAACAGTCGGTGGCAAGCCAACCGAGTACAAGATTGATTCGGTCGATAATCTTCGTTTTCTTCCATGCATTTGCAAAGTCATAGACACAGCCGTGCTGTCGCTTATACTTTTGAAATTCGGTAATAGTCGCTTGGTCGGCGCTGTCAATAAAAGCCGTGCGTGCAAAGCCCCATTCATCACGGTTGCGGTCAAGAAAATCAATAAAATTCTTCACCGTGTCACTCGGGGCAATAGGTGTTTGCATTTCAGCGTTGTTATAAACTCTTTCATCAAGCTGAACACACTTGCCGTGATTGGTAATGCCGTAAAATGTCATTGCGATAGTGTCAGGCGACTTCTGCGAATAGGCGGTATCAAGACCTGCGGTGAACTGAACAAAGTGTTCCGACTTGCGGTTACAGTTCAAAAACTTTCCTGCCCACTCTTTTGATTTGATATGTCTTGCCCTCTCAAAATTCGGGAACACAAGACCTGTTGCTCTGCCTCGCAAACCTAAGATTTTATTTTTATAGAGCTTTGTACCTTTCGGTGCAGAGTTCTTTTTCTTTTCAATCTGTTCGGGTGTAAGACTTAAATTGTCGGCAAAAGAAAAGAACCAATACCGCCAATTCGGTACAGGTTCTTCGGTAAGCTCCGCCGTAATCTCGGGGGGAACATCGTTTTCATATTTTTTAAAAGGACGGGAGCGGTTGACAAACTCCTTATACACAGGCAGGCTCGGATCGTCGGGATTCAGCGTTGCAAGCATATAGTCATTACGGGTTGACATCTCTCGGATAAACTCGATATCGGCGGTGTTGATTTCGTCAATATAAACGCACCCAAACTGCGCACCGAGAACCATTTCCCACTTATCCCGACTGCTGTAACCGAGAATATAGATAATTTTATCCTCAAACTTGATATGCGGCAGCTTGTAATCCTTGTCGCCGTTACCACAATAGACAGCGTTGCGGTGCAAGTCGAGAATACCGTTGTCCTGTTGAATTATAGTTTCCTCAGCCTTGCCCGTAGTTTTGGCGGCAATTGCGTGAAGCTTCTTCGGCGATTGCGACACCATTCGCATAAACTTAACGCCTGCTCCGACTGTTGTTTTTCCTGAGGCTGTAGTGCCTTCAAGAAATTCAGCCGACACATTTGTTGTGTTGATAAAGTCGATATACTTTTGTGACAACGGGAATTTGTTACTCACTCAGTCCCTCACCACCCAACTGTCTAAACACATCGGATAGCTTTTCGGACTGCTCAACCTTTGCGTCAACCTTAACGGTGTATTCGCCCGTCATCTTGTTGAGCGTGTCAATCGCCCTGATTCTGTCAGAGGTGTCCTGCCCGTCATTCCTTGCAATGTCGGACAAAACAACCTGTCTGTCCTTTGCACTCATAATGCGCTCATCTTTGAGCTTATCGGAAAGCTCCTTGATGTATTTTGAAACTCCAACATTCTCCAACAATTCATACGCTCTTGCGTTTGCGTAATTTTCTGAATATCCTGCCTGTATCGCACTCTGAACGGTGTTACCGCTCTGTGCATAATATTCCGCAAACTTCCTCTGTCTTGCATTTAATTTGTCTTTCACGGTATCACCGCCCTTTCTAAAAATAAGCAAAAGAAAAGACAGCACATTTCTGTACTGTCTTTAAACACAGGTTTCCGGAGTTGCACCGGAATCTGTAAAAACTGTTTTCCTATTTAAACTATCCCCTGCGTTTATAATATTATATCAATAAATTTCTAAATATTCAAGTGTTTTCTTTTTCTTTCCCATTTATTCAATAATACACTTACACATTTCAGTTCTTTATCAGTCAATTGACGATCTCCAATTTCATTATGTTCATAACCCAAATGGGTATGTGGCATCATTCCATTATGAGGTCTACCTTTAACGTCAATTTGTTTTATTCTTTCGCCGTAGTTGTCATAAAAAGTAACACTTTTGATGTTGCTCTGTTTGTCAAGAGTAGCATACACTCTATTTTTTGTCATAGTTTCCATAGGAGCTTTTATCGAAGTATTACCATTCATATGAATTACTTTTATTTCACCAAATTGAGCAACTGTGTGATATTCTGTACCGTACTTCTTTCCCTTATCACTTATACCGCTTGAAGAGCCTCTTCCGCCCATTATTTTGACCTCCTGAATTTTTCCTGAAACGATTTGATGTTGATGATGTTTCCCATACATTCTTCGGGGACTCTGCCGTAGAAGATAATTGTTTCAGGCTGTAAGCGTTCAATCATTTCTTTGTAACCTTTCAAAAACAGTTCTTTTGATTCCGTACGGTTCTGCGTTCCAACACTTGATACGGCAACCGTACCACCCAAAGGCTCGCCGTCAAAACACCATTCAAAACTTTTTTCGTCGCTCCAACAAATTGTAGGTATTACCTCAATGCCGTAGAGTTGTAAATATGCACCTATCCAATGCTTGCGATAGTGGTTATAAATCTGCAACGCTGTCGGATAATCAGTGTAAAGACTGAAATCAGGCGATAATACACAACTGAATTTTTGTAGACTCTCAATATACCTGTCGGGTGTATTCCATAATCTTTGGAACTGGTAATCGTCCAAAAAGAAATGCACACCGCAGTTGTTCTGCTTACTGCTCAAAACTTCATTAAATTCGATAAAGTTGTTTTCTGTAATTTTTGTAGGCTCAATAATCGGGATGTCATATTCTCCTGCACCCTGAAAAATCGCTCTTGTGCTATTTTCGTAACCTGTACCGCATTTGTCTTTATACATCAATTTCACCTCACAACACAAAACCGCCCTCAAATGAGAGCGGTCTGTGCGATTTTTATCTTAGGAGAGTTTTACATATGTCCTGTTTGTCAAACTTTCATAATACCATTATACGCAGGGTGAGGGTGACATTCAATGACATTTCAAAATAATTTTACGAGAAATCGAACTTTTTTCGGAACGCCTGTAACGCTTCGCCGTGCAATCTCAGGGTATGCCTTACGCTCATTTCCATACTCTCGGCAATATCCTCCCACCTCTGACAATTTATGTAATACTCGGTCAAAATTGCAATGTAACGGTAATCGTCAAGTGCGTTGATTTTACTGCGGATTTCAGTTTTCAACCGCACAAGATTGTCAATTTCCCGATTGATTTCAGTCTGCAGGTCTGCAATCCTGTCAACAATCCGCATAGGGTCATTCACTCCTGATGTCTTAACAGGCTCGTTCTGCTTAACCGATACCTGTGCAATATTCAGCCTAAGTTTCGACAGCTCGTGTTCTTTCGTTCTGATCAGCTTATCCGAAACCCTGACCGAATATAAATAATCTTTAACCGTCAATTCTATGTCACCTCTCCTTCACCTTGATTTTTAGTTCAGATATTTTCATCATATGTCTCTTCCTCATATTCTTGTTTTGTACAGCTTACAGCATGATATCCGCTAAGTCCAAGTATATCGCAAAGGTTTTCAGGCCTTATACATCCAGAACTTTCTACATAGCTCTCTATTTCATTTGTTTCGTTATTGATTAGTTTATAATAACATTTCATCCTATATCATTCCTTTTTCATTTTTGCACCGCAATAGGGACAATATGGGTACAATCTATGTTTTGTCATAATGATGTATTTATGGCAGTTTGTGCAAGTAAACCAAGCACAACCACAAATATCTTTTTCAAATTCCCACTTTCCGTGCCTGATTTCTTCCATTTCACACACCGTAGCATGATTGGGTTTACTACCGTCAACTTCGATAATATGCTTAACTGTTTCGGCATTTCGTTTTGAATTAAAGTATATCGTGTTTACACTACCGTCTGCGAACGGTATATCCAAAGCATAGTCACCGCAAATATCACGGATTTTTAATTCTTTTTCAATCATTTTTTGAATTTCCTTTCCCAATCCTTTTCCATAGTCTTGTACTTCTGCCTTGTATTTTTCCACTTTCTGTTTTTCCAAAGCCATTTAATACAAAACAATTCGTGTCTGATTTTATTTATCATTCTGTATCACTCCTTATCTCAACATACTTCGACAATGAAAGTATATATGCTTTTTGTAAATTTTTGCCCCACAAGGTTTGCCGATAACTTTATGAGGTCTTGGTAAAACTTCGTCATCTTCACAATAATATTCATCAATGGCATAAAAATCATAATATTTACTAAGAGCTGTTTCATTCATTTTCCGTGACCTTTTCTTCGTCTCCTTCAAAATTAACAACTTTTCCGTTGTCGGTGTAATCTCGTTTGTCAAATTCAAGTTTCAGCTTGTCGATGACAACCCTGTCGATATGCTCCCAAAACACTTCGTCAGTGTCGGAGTGTTCAATTATTTCGGTCATAGACTTTAGTGCCTTTGCACATCTGTCACGACCAAATCCGAAATCCTTATGCAAGGCAAATACGATAGTCTTAAAAATTCGCCTTGTCAGGTCATTGATTTCTTTGTCCTTGACTTTCTGGTATTCCCTGTCGGCAAGGCGGTTAATCTCCGCCATAGCTTCTCTTTTCAGCTTAACGGGTATTCTCGCTTTCAATGCTTTCTCTCCTTTCTTAAAACGGCAAATCATCAGCCGGTGTAATCGTACTCAACGGTCGCGCTATTCTGCTTGTATCGGGTTCGCTTTGCAATTCTTCAAACCGTTGAAATATTCCACTGAAATTATAATTCAAAACTCCTGTATTCCCGAATTTATTCTTATCGAGTATAACCTCGGTTTCAGAAGGTTTTGACTTTCCACTTTGCTTATCGTTTACATACGGTCTGTGCAAAAGAATTACATAATCACTGTCCTGCTCAAGGCCTCCGCTTTCTTTTAAGTCTGACATTGTAGGTCTTTCTTTACCGGCCCTTGTAATCTGCGACAACACTAAAAAGCAACATTTTGTTTCCTTTGCACATTTCTTGAGCTTTTGGCTGATATAGTCAATTCTCTGCCTGTTGTCTGCAAAATTCTTTTGAGATGTAATTATCTGAACAAAGTCGATTATTACAAATTTCGGCTTATTACCGTAAACATACGATACGATTTTTTCGACTTCATAAACATCATCAATTACCGTCAGATTTTTGTAGCTTGCAAGTGTTTTCTTAACTCCTTCAAATTCGTTTTCGTTCAGCTTGTGCTTATGTACTCGGCTGTATTCAATCTCAAGCCTATCAGCTATTAATCGGTCATAAATCATTCGTCCTGACATTTCAAGGCTGAAAAATACAGTTTTGCAGTCAAGGCACGCTTTGAGGACATTAAGTGCAAAAGTCGTTTTACCTGTTGAAGGTCTCGCCCCAATCGTGCCGATTGTCCCCTCGACAAAACCACCGCAGAGCAAACCGTCAAGTCTTTCAAAACCTGTCGGTACGGTTTTAAGTTCAGTAAAAAAATCTTGTAGATACTTTTGTGAGTTGTCGGTCGATACTGCCGTTCTGCTCTCGGCTTGTTCGATAATTTCCTTGAGTTCCGGAACGCTTACACTTGAAGATAATGCAAGCGACTGCGTTTGACTTAAAAGCCAATTTTGTGTCGACTGTTCAACGAAGTAATCAACCGTAGCCTCGGCATTTACTTCAAGAGGAGCGTTTTCGCAACCGGTCAATGCGTATGCTTTGGCATCATCAGATAGTTTTCCGAATATTGCAACCTTGTCAGCTTGAGCATCCTCGGAAATTTTTTCAAAAGCCTCAACTGCAAGTCCATCCGTAAAGTCACTTTTCTGTAGCTTCGCCAACAGCAGGGAGCGTATGTCATCATAGAGCAGTAACGCTCCGATTATGCTCTGCTGAAATTCATCGCACTTATTCATTTAACTTCCCTGTCTTTATCGCATAGGCTAACAGCTTGCTCTCCCATTCATCCCAGTCAACATCGTTTTTATCCATCTTCTGAACAAACTCATCACACAAATACGCGTCATCAAAGCCTGTGTAATCTTTATAAAATTTTCTGATTTCACTGAACTCGGGTTTCGGAGCAGGTTGCCCCTCAGGCAAACCTGCGGAAGAAACCTTTCGTAAAGTAATATCTTTAGATATTACTTTACTTTTATTTATTTTTATTTGCTTTTTTGGGTTATTTTGGGTTTCCAAATTACCCACTGGGTTTTTTGGGTTATTTTGGGTTGTTTTGGGTTTCTTTGGTCTGCCACCTTTCTTGCCGTTTTCTCTGTTACGCTTGATAACAGATATGTATTTCTTTCTGCCTTTGTCAACCCCCGGCTTAAAAGCATTAAATGCAAGTCTTACGGCAGAATCAAGCTGACTTTGGTCAATATCCTGATTTTCTGCATACTCAAACAAGAGCTTAAATAACTTGCCTGCCCGTGTGTCGCTGAGTATATTTACACAGTCTTTGAGTGATGTATCTACCATGAAATTCGGCATTACTATGTCTTTATCTTCGTTCACATTTATCCCTCCCATCAATGAGCCTTGCAACCTCTCGGCATTTTTCACAACCGTCAACACAAAGTTCGGCGTGCCCTAACGCTTTTTCAATTTCTCTGTGCCGTCCAAGTATTTCAAGCCACATAACTAATTGTTCGTAAATTTCTTTGTAACCGAGCTGATATTCCTTTAATTCTTCTCTCGTCAACTTGTCCTGATGATAACGCTCTATACAAACATCAAGTGCATAGTAGTAGAATTTTTCAAAATAATCAGCCGTAGGAGGCAATGACTTCTTGCTCTTAATCAGCTTTTCGATTTCATTAGCCTTGAGCACAGGTTTTCGGCCTCCTTTACACTTCTTAAAATTATGTATTCATAGCCGAGTTTTTCAACAAAAGCCTGAAAGTGTTTTTGCTGTTTGGATTGCCGTCCCGTGGTTGTTTTTATTTCAATGAATACCGTTGTACCGCCGTTTGCGAAAAGCGTCAAATCGGACAATCCCGGCACTCCTATGGCTATCGGTGCGCCGTATCTCGTGAGATATGTGCCGACATTATTCCTGAGAACCAAACCGACTTTCGATAGCTTTACACGGATAGCGTTTTGTAGCATTGTTTCCTCTTTTTGTGCCATTTAAAAAACCTCTTGATTTTGCTTGATAATATGCCCAGCCGGGCTTGTATCCTTTTTGTTTTGCGTATTCCTGTAATTCCTTCATATTCTCGCATTCTGAAGGCGTGAGATATTTACTTACCTTGCGTTTGAGTATCATTTCGGGCGTTACTTTAACCAAGTTACCTTCTGCCTGCTTCTTTTCTTTTTGCTCAAAAATAAAGTCACAATGCGGACATATTCTCAGTGACGCAGGAATTACGGAAAAACAATTCGGGCAGGTTTTCACTGGAGCGACGCCCTTTATTTCGTTCTTTTTCTTGCCCTCAAGCGACCATTCCCGTTCATCATCGGGTAATCCAAAACGCACCCAATTTTCTGCGTGGTCTATAATGATTGCTTTTTTATGCGGTTTGTAGCGCATACATCGCATAGCTTGCTGAATGTAAAGCGTAAGCGATTTAGTAGGTCTTGCAAGAATTGACACTTCACAATCGGGAACATCGAATCCTTCGCTGATAAGGTCCACATTTGAAAGGACCTTGATTTCGCCGCTGCGGAATTTTTCAATTATTTCAGCTCGTTTTTCTTTTGGAGTTTGAGCATCTATGTGAGCAGCTTTAATTCCGTTTGAAATAAATTCATCGCACAACTTTTCGGATTGTACAATTGCCGCACAATAAGCTATTGCCTGCTTGCCGTCCGCGAATTTTTTATAATGGCTGACAATATCACCGTAAATTTTCGGCTTGTCATAAAAGTTCAAAATATCACCTGTTACAAAATCACCGTTGCGTGTTCTGAACTTCTGATTTTTGATTGCAAGCGGAGGAGCATAGTAATCATACGGTGCAAGGCAGTTGTTTTTAATCAACCACCTTGCATTAACGCCGACAATCAGTTTGTCGTTGACATCCGAAAGTCCCGAACCGTCAAGACGAACAGGTGTTGCCGTAACACCGACACGCTTTACATCAGAAAAACAATCATAAATTTTTCTGTATGAATTAGCCTTGCTGTGATGATTTTCATCTGTGATTATAAGCGATGGCTTTGGCATATTTTCAAGCCGTCTACAAACTGTTTGAACCATACCGACTTTGCAAAAATTCATATCTACGCCCCAATTTTTAAAAGTGTTTTCTATCTGTTCACAAAGTTCTTTTCTGTGAACAAGAAAGAGTACATTTTTAGATTGGTCGGTAAACTGTTTCGCAATATCTGCAATGATTACAGACTTACCGCCACCGCACGGCAATACTATACAAGGAGCTTTAAAGCCATTGTTCCAAGAGGCATATAATTCATTGACAAGCTCGTTTTGGTACGGTCTTAACATACCCATCTGTAAAACCTCCCTCTATATATGGGGATTTTTTCAAGAAAAATTGCACACTTTTATGCAATTCCCGAAAAAAATAATTAGAATGGCAGGTCATCGTCTTCATCAAGAGGCATATCGGAAAAGCCATTGCTTTGCTGTGAATTTGCGGTTGAGTCTTTCAAATACTTCGGTTCGGGAATTGTGAAATTTCCATCTTTGAGGTCTGACAAAGTAATCAATGAAAAGGGCTGTGCCGTGAATCCGTGATTTCCTTTGTAATTATATTCCTGCTCTCTGAATACCACGCCGACGCAACAATCCTTGAGTAATGCACCGTCCCATTCCTTTGTAAAGTCAATGTTGAGATGACTGTTGCTTTCACAAATTTTCTTGAGTGCGGTTTTCATTTTGCGTTCGTTGTTCTCATCGTACTCATTGCCTGACGGATACCAAAGTCTGAAAACTCCTTTGAATTTTGCATCGTTCGGAAAAGCCTTTTTATCATTGCCGAACTTCTTGCGGTAAAAATCCTTGTACTCGCCGTCTGCAATATCGAACAGAATACAAAGTGCGTCGCCCTGTTCCTCTGCTCTGATAATTTTTGCTTTGTATGCACCGACAGGAAGTTTTATGCTGTCGGTGTACTCCTGTACATTGTTATAGTTTGTAAATGCTCTCATTTAGATTCTCCTTAAATTCCGTAATATTCTCTGATAGCTGTATCAACGACTTTTAAATCATTGTCTATAATTAAGTTTTCAAACATTTCTTCAGGTGATTTTGAAATGTCCTTTCCGTCCGAATTTGTCACGAAATGGTGACCTTCTTCGTCGGTAATGCAACGAAGAGCAATTGACACCATGCCCTCAACACAAACCTTTTGTTCAAGGACCTTGCCCATCATTTTCAGTTTTGTGTTGTTATAATCGTCAGTCTCTTCGTGCATTATTATGTAAACAATAACATCATCGGGTAACTCGGCTTTGATAAATTCAAACAAGCTCCAAAAATCATTGCCGATATTGTCATAGGTTTCAAATGTGTTTTTGACCTGCCCTTTCTCACGCATATAGCGGTTTGTGAGAATGTAACCTGCATCATCAATAACAGCCGTTTTTGTGGGCATTTTTAAAAGTGACCTTTGAATTTTAGGCACATTGTCAGTCTTCAGGACATAGTCGAATTTCTTTCTGAACGGCAAGAACTTGCGTTCAACATTTATAAGAAATATTTCGTTCTCGCCAAAATTTTTAAGGCTGCGGCTTTTGCCTGAACCTGATTTTCCGTAAATTAAAACAGGCATACCCATAAACTAATCTCCTTTCATTTTTTCGTAAATTCAATTGGACAGCCATCGGGCAATCCGAGTATGTACGGGTTGTAAATCATTTTGTTTGTCAGCCTGCACCAGTAACGGTTTAAATCGTTTTCTGAGCGACAAAACGGACAGTAGTGACATTTCACTTTATCCTCAGGAAAATGGACCGTGAGCGAAATCTCGCCGTCTGTGAAGTACGAAACGCCGTTTGGGAACTCCTGTGACATCACTTTCGCCCCCTTGCATTCAGATTTATTTTGTGGCAGATATAGTCGATGAAATCGTAATTCTTAGAGCGTTCGGCTCGGCGATTATCGCGCTCGGATTTATATTCGAGGTATTTTTCGCAGTCGCTGTGACAGCGTTCACTTCTCATCTGACAGCCATAACACGGAGCTTTTGTTCTTACCATTTCGCAAGCACCACCAATCATAGAAGAAATCCATATCATCGAACACCCAATCTCGAACATTTTGAATTATTTTCAATTCACATTCGCTCGGAAGAGATTTAGAATCAAATACATTGTTTACAAGATAATCAAATAAGCTTATTATCAACACTTTGTGTTCCGGCTTGTTGCTTTCTCTGCAAAATTCAAAGTTAAAGGCTTCTTGAATAATAAGGTCTTTAGCTTCAAACGCTTCACTCTCGTTGTGGCTGTAACAATAAACATACCAAATCACGAAAGCGTTGACGTCAGAGTTTGCTACGCTTTTCTTAAAGCAGTCATAACACTTACCGTCGAATAATCTTCCAAAATCAAAGTCTTCAAGAACTTCTTTTCGCCCGCAGTCTTCGCAGGTAAAAAGCTCCTCAAACTGCCAGTCATGGCATTTCGGGCATTCTTTCGGCTGTTCGTCATCAACCCATTCGTTGTTGCAATTTCTGCACCAAAATTCCATTTTTTCAACCTTCCTTCTTGATTTTTTAATCAATAAAGGATATAATCAAAGTGGTTATATTGTTTATATCCTTACTATCCGTTGAGGCTTTGCAGAGCTTCAGCGGATTTTTCTTTGCAATTGCAATTAATATTTAACATTGATATAATCCAACACCCTTGCCCAGCCGTATCTTTCGCCTGTTTTATCATCTGTGCAGCAGTTATACATCCAATACTCCCACTCTTTAGGATTTTGCTCTTTAAGTAAGTCAAATCTATGAGGGCGCTTTTCCAAGTGCAAACCAAATCCGCACATTGAGCAACCTGTTCTTTGAGCTTTGGTTGTGTACAAAGTACCATCTTCTTGCCTCTCGATTTTTCCATATATTTCGGGAACAGGAACATTTAAATCAAGAGCAAGTTGCAAAATGTCCTGTCTGTTAAAAATCGCAAACGGTGCTGATCTGATTGTAGATTTACCAAAATAATTACAACCATTTATCATTAAGGATTTAGCTCTTCTTCCGCCTTCGGAAGCCATCAAGCCAAGATAAGGCACGCTGTTATGTTCTTTTGCCCAAGTGTTACAAGGCTTTTCTTTTAGATAATAGCAGCATTTTGATGACACTTTGAAATTTGGAATTTGGTAATTTGTACCCTCTTCATTGTTCGCATAACCGCCGAACTTTTCAAGCCATTTTTGCGACATTTTCATACGACTGTTTTTTTGATAACCGCCATAGGCCCCTGTTTCGCCTGTTACAATAGCGTGTCGAACAGTTTTGTTTTTTTCGGTCGGATTTGCAAGTAATTCAATCTTGGCGGCAATTTCTTTTGATAAGACAGGAAATCCAAACTCCTGAATTATATCCTGTTTAGTCCAGCGGTGTTCTTTTCCTGCACTGTCAACATACCGAACTGATGGCTTTAACCTTTCAATTCCGAGCTCTTTATGTATTTTTTGAATGCTCGAATCTTCAAGATAAGAAACGCTGATTCCTGTGGCATGGATTCCGATCGACTTTAAAAAGATAAATAATGTAATGCTATCAAGACCGCCGACCGAAACGTGATAGTTTAATTCTCGTCTATCGCATTCTTCAGCAAATTCTCTCGCTCTGATAGTTGCATACTTAACTTTAAATTCATAATCCTGTTTTTGCTTAACAATGAAATCAGAGATTTTTCTCTGTCCGTCAATTCTTTCCATTCGTTCAAAAACATTTTCTTTCATTTCTTCACCCCCACACATTCAAAATTGAATACTTCGGATTCAGGCGTTTCAAGGGCTTTGAGCTTGCGGACCAGTTCTGCGTTTTTCGCTCTTTCGGCAACATATAAGGCTGTCACCTTGTTAAGCTTTGCTTTTGTTTTTTCAAGACGGCTGTTCGCAATGTCACGCTCCTGCTCGGTGCTTGCAAGACTTTTTTGCGTGTATTTAAGCTGGTCTTTGCTGTCACGGTACTTTTTTCTAAGCGACCTTTTTGTTTCTAAATCTTTAAATGCCATTTGTTACACTCCTTTCAACGGGTTTGAACCGAGAATATAATTGAGAAACGGTATTCTCGGAATACGGATAGATGTGCCGACTACAATTACATTGAAGCCCAATTTTTCGGGTTCGTCCTTTGCCTGTTCACGCAAGTTTTGCGGAGCAACTCCAATAGCCTTTGCGGCGTCCTCAGAAAGCAAATAGACATCACTGCTATCCATAATTTCTTTGATTTTTTTGTTCATCTGAACTGTGTCCATATAAACACCTCCTTAATTTTCGTTGGTAATTTTGTCTGAAACGATTTCGACTGATTCAACATCAGCTACGCTGAGTGTCAGTTTGAGCAGTACAACCTCGCTGACCGTTCGTGTTATCTGATAGCTTGTAACATACGGAATTTCTGTTCCGTCAATTTCAAGAAGGAACTTGTCCTTTGTGTCAATAAGTTTAAGTTTTGCCATTTTCTCACCTGCTTTCTGTTTTACCTATCTTGATTTCTACACCTAAAGCCGTTAAGAGCCTGTCGGCATTTTCAAGAGAAATGCTCTTTTTGCCTTTTTCCCAATACTGAATAGCTCTTTTAGTAAAGCCTGATTCCTTAGCAAGCTCACTTTGCGAAAGGCCTTTCTGTTTCCTGCTTTTGAGCAAGATTTCAGCAAACTCATTGATGTGCATTGATTTCACCAACTTTCTATGATATACTATATGTAGTGATGAACAGCAATTCATTACACTATATAACGAAAGTGAGGTGTGCATTGTGCTGAGTTTTAAAAAATGGTTAAGCAAACAAGTTGTTATCGGTAGTGATGTTACATACAACACAGCTAATGACATAATCGCCGACAATAATTTTCCTGAGAGTGTTTGCAAATTTGTAATGCTTGATTATCTTGAAAAAAATGCCGATGATAATACAATTGTTGTTTTTGATGATTTTTACAGAGATTATATTAAATACATCACTCAGAACACCTACCCTGTGGATTAACAAACAACACAATTGTTCCCGTTGGATATCTTTTATCCACATTCTTTGCTTTGTGTAATATGCCGTACGATTCGGTAGTTGTATAACTATCTACATCTTCCCTATTGCTCAGCTCTTCTATCAACTGAGCGGTGGGGATTTTTTTTAATTCATTCATCTTCTTCACCTCTTTTCAGCAAAGTCCGTTTAATGGGACTGCGATTGTGGTATTATTGATTGTATTGCAAATATCTTTTGCGAATGTTATAATCGAGCAAAGGAGCTGATTATATGTGGGTAATAATTAGTGGTATTTTAGGCATTGCAGGCTTTTTAATATCTTTAATAAACCTGATTAACTATTTTGTTTCGCACAAAGTGAATTTGGAAATCACAATGCTTGAATACGCATACAAATTAGGCGTGCAGGGAAAGAAAAGACTTTTCATTCATTATAAACTTAACAATAAATCGCAACTGCCTATTTCTGTTACCGATATTCAATTAGTTCTGAACGGCATAGAGTACACCGAAGATTACAACACCCACGAAGTTAATTCTTATCATCACAAGGCAAAAGGTGTTGATGAGTATGTTCCGACATACAATGAACATCTGCCTATCAATCTTGAGTGCCTACATTCTCATTCGGGTTACCTCGTTTTTGTAATTCCTGAAGATAATTCTCCAAATCTCGATAAAGGTCTGACTTTTCAAATTCGCACCAATCGGAATAAGGAAGTACAAAAGAAAGTGTCATTGAATGAGGTGGTAACGCTCCGCTCCACTCTACCTTATCAAAAGTATAAAAATCTTTTTCTAAAGGATAAGGTGGAACATAAGGTGCACTGACAGTCTTGGTGACTGTTGGTGCTTTTTCTATGTTGAATAAATTATTAAAAAATCCCATTTTCTCACCCCCTTAATATAATAGTTGCATTTATGCGACAAACTGACTAAAAAAAATAGCCTGTGCCTCATCACCTGTTAATCCGAGAATTTGTGTGATAGCGTCTGCCTGCTTAATGGTAAAATCCTCACCACCGTTAGAAAGTTTACGATACATCGTACTTTTGTCGATACCGATACTTTCAGCAACCTTTTCAGGGGTTAATCTTTTCTCCTTGATAGCCCCTTTCAGCTTATCAACATTAGTCAATTTTATCACCTCCAGTTTTTATTGTGTTGCATTTCTGCGACAACTATATGATACCACCCTTGTAAGTTATTGTCAATATATTTTTCGCATTTTTGCAAATTTATTTTTATTTTTTCAAAAAGTAGTTGCATTTTTGCAACCGTTATGCTATAATACTGTACAGTAAAGGAACGGTGGCGGCTGTTTCGACTCCCTTGAGAAAGGGGGTGATTGCGTGGAATACATAGCTGTGATAGTAATTTTCACATTTTTTATTGTGTTCACCATAAAGAAATAACCGCCCTGTACTGCAATACAAGACGGTTATAAAAAATAATTAGTTTTTGAATAGCGGAACAGCTAAAGCCGTTCCCTTACTACCATTATAATACAACTTATTTTGCATTATGTCAATAACAATATATTGAAAAAAGGTGTTACTTATGACAATCGGCGAACGCATTAAAAAATTGCGAGAAGAAAAAAATATAACTGTTGATAAACTTGCCGAGCTGATAGGAAAGAACAGAGCTACAATATACAGATATGAAAGCAGCGAGATTGAAAAGTTACCAACAAGTGTATTAGAACC